TTAGCAGGTCTTACAACAATACTAATTAGTATGTTTACTCTAGTCCTTAGAGGTTTAATTTAATTTTAATTAATATATGATAGACAAACTTATCGAACCAGTCAGTAACATACTTGATAAATTTGTTGCTGATAAAGATTTAAAAACAAAACTATCTCATGAACTTGAGAAAGAAATAATTTCTCTTAATAGAGCACAATTGGAAGTAAACAAAGTTGAAGCAGCACACAATAATGTATTTGTCGCAGGGTGGAGGCCTTTTATTGGCTGGGCATGTGGTGTTTCACTCGCTTATCATTTTATTGTAGAACCTATTATTCAATATACCCTTATAGTCAACAACATTGACTACAACACACCTGAATTTGATTTTAGTCAGCTATCAACAATTGTTATGGCAATGCTAGGAATGAGTGGTCTAAGAACTTACGAAAAAATTAAAAAATGAATGAGTTGGCTAAGGTTGATGATAAGTCAACTTTAAATATCTCCCTTAGTTATTTGTTGCAAATAATAAGTGTTATTGCTTTAGCTGTTTGGGGTTATGCTATTACTAAGGAAGCAATAGATTTAAACGACAGAGAGATACAAAACCTAAGAGCCAATCAAAACAAATACATATTTCCTGATATTAGGGTCTTAGAAGAACAGGTGGTAGAATTAGAAAAGCAAGTTTTAATCTTACAAACAGAATTAGATTTACATAAAAAACAAGACAAATAATATGACAGATAAAATAAGAGAGATGCTAGTTAAGCATGAAGGGTTGAGAACCTTTCCCTACAAATGCTCTGAAAATTTTTTAACATGTGGCGTGGGTAGAAACTTAGAAGCAAATGGCATATCAGAAGATGAAGCTATGTACCTACTTGATAACGATATTAAAAGAGTCATAGAGAGCTTAGACAAGCACTGGCATGTATGGAGAAGTTTCCCTGAGAAGGCTCAATTAGTTTGTATAGATTGCACCTTTCAAATGGGCATAACAGGATGGATGGCTTTTAGACATACAAGAGCACTTATGGAAATGGAGTGCTGGTTAGAAGCATCAGAGGAAATACTTAGAAGTAAGTATGCAACACAAACACCTAACAGAGCAGCTTACAATTCAAGGCAGTTAGCCTTATGTCAAAATGCCAAAAAAGACATCAGACCAACATCAGGCTAATTCAAGACTAGGTGCTTTGGGTGAATCCTTAGTACAAACATTCCTTTTGGAATATGCAGACTTCTGCTATCCAACCCAAGAAAAACATCCAGCAGATTTAATCGTAGAATTTGGTAACGCTATATATACAGTGCAAGTTAAAAGTAGAAGAGCTACTAAAGAAAAGAAGTTTGTCTTTGCTGCTGAGAACTCAAGATCAATGTCTGATACTTACAAGAACTATACTTGCGATATTCTAGCCTTTGTATTCTTCTTTGATAGTCAAAAGAGAATCATGTTTAAATCTAATACATCCTCACAAAACTATTTCACCTTTGATAAGAAAATTATCACCGACACTATGGAGCTAGACTCACTTAAAGAATCTCTTGATACCCTAAGTTCAGTTCCTGTTTTAAATCCTATAATTTAATCCTTGCATCTTATATAAATATAATTTAATATATTTATATTAATTAGAGAGGAGTTAATATGAAACACAATATTTTAATGAGACTGTCCATTATAGGGATGCTCTTTACCGCATGGATGCTTTACCTAACAACTAATGGTTATATCTAATGGATATACATTTACACGAAGTTGGAAAGGTAGCACCTTTAATTTTAACTAAAAGGCAAATAAGGGGTTACTACAAAGACTACCTTACTGGCGAGAACAAAGTGCAAACAGCAAATGAAGAATATGTTGTTAGAGACTCATTAACAGAGATCGCATATCTAATGGGAGAGCAAAGATGAAAATAGAATCACTAAAGAGCTTTGTATCAGAGCAAAAAGGTCAAGCACTTATCTATAAGGATATACCTAATGAGGATTACCATGCAGGCGTAGGTATAAGCAGTAGTTATATTAGGAGATTTGGTCAGTCACAATTACATGCTGTAGAGCATAAACAAGAAAGCACACCAGCACTAAAGTTTGGGACAGCAGCACACTCTTTGATTGTAGAAGGCAGAGAGGCTTTTGATAAAGAAGTAAAGGTTGTTAGTGGCTCTCCATATACAAAAGCCTACAAAGAAGAGAAGGCTGACTATGAAGAGCAAGGGTACATAGTATTAAAAGAAGCAGAATTAGAACTGCTAGAAAGCATGAAGGCAAATATGATTTACGAAGGTAATGCCTACTTAAATGCGAAAGGCAGAGTGGCAGAAGCAAGTATCTACTGGTATGAAGACGACATTCTTTGTAAGTGTAGACCTGATTTATTGTGCCCACCTTTAAGTGAACCCAATTCAGATAGCAAGATAATTATAGTAGATTACAAGACTACTATATCTTGCGAACCTTATGCCTTTAATAAATCAGTCAGCAAGTATGGATATGATATGCAGGCCGCATGGTATAGAAGGGGTTTAGAGTCAGCAGGATATAGCGTAGATGGTTTTGTATTTATAGCCCAGGAGAAAGTTCATCCTTATGCTTCTAAGGTATTTAGAATAACTAAAGAGCAAATGGATTATGGTTGGACAATAATGAGCAGATATTTAGAAGAATATAAGGAGTATCAACAAGGTAAACCTTTAAGTATCTATAGCAGTCCGAATATTGTTGATTTGGTTTTTGAGTAAGGGCAAATAGATAATGAGAGTATTTAGAGTATGGAGAGTTTATCCTTTGCCCTTAACAAGATTATAGGGCATGAAACGGATATAAACACAAAAGAAGTGGTAAAAATCTTAAATTAATATTAATATAAAAAAGGAGAGTTTGAATGGATGAGAAGACGAAAAAAGCACTATGGATATCTGAGGAGCTTCATAAAGAGATCAAGATATTTGCAATACAAAATAACATGACTATTGAGTCTGCTTCACAAATGGTACTAAAGCTAGGCATGTGCTCATATAAGGATAGCAATGGGTCAAAACAGTAAAGCAGTAGCCAAGAGGAGAGAAGAGTTAAAAGCTGAGAAGTTGGATAAGCAACTTGCTTACTATTACTTTCAAAAAGGAGCAGGAACGCATTACAGAGAAATACAATATGCAAGTGGCAAGATTGTAAGGACTGATTTCAATGCTTGACTGGATAATATATATAGTTGGTGGCTTTGTTGGGTTGTTAGCAATCGTAACAATAGTCAGTGTAGTGGCTGCAATTTACATACTAAATAAACTAGATTAATGGTTAATAGTAGAAATAAAGGTGCGGCATTTGAAAGGGTTATTGTTAATAAACTTAATACTGTACTTGAATCAAAAGGTATAGACACCAGGGTTAAAAGAAACCTAGATCAATACCAAACAAAAGGTATGGCTGATATTTATTTTGATAAATTTGCAATAGAGTGTAAACGATATAGAGAGAGTGCCAAGAAAACGACTTACAAGAATGAGTGGTGGAAACAAGCAGTAGAGAGTGCTGGGGATAACCTAATACCTTTATTAATTTATAAATATGATAGAAAGCAAATTATGTGTGTGATTCCTTTGTTCCTTGTAACAACAGTTGATACACCAAACTGGGAATGTACTTATAACTGCCCCTTATCAGAAATATGTGAAAATTTAGATGAAATCTTACAAAAAGCAAATGGATTTAAATAGTTATTTGTTGCAAGAAGATTTTGAAGAGTTTTGTAGGAAAGCCTACGAAAGAATCCAAATTGCTTGTGATGTTTTTAATATTACAAATGATGAGGATTATTATAGTTTTAAGGAAAGGTGTTACACCCAACTTGAAGCTGATTATTTAAACAGTATTGAAAGAACAATACATTAATATGGAGAATATATATGGATATATTAGGTGGAATGTCAAATTCCAGTGAGAGTCAGCAAGTTTATCTTGCTTTTAAAACAGCCGATCAACAATTTTTTGTTAATGGGCAAACGCCAATTGATTTTAAGTATTTGCAGTTAGACCCTGCAACATTTAAAAGCGGTTGGGGTAGATATGCTGGAGAGTACCAGTATGTTTGGGATGATAAGTTTGGTAATGCTAGTGAAAAGCCAGCAGACGATTGGAAGAGAGCATTTAGTTGTTGTGTTATGCCTCATGGACATGACCATGCACTTATATGGAGTAGATTTACTTTTGCTGAATCTAGTGCCTTTAATAAGATACTAAGTAGCTTTTGGAATCAAATGGATGCAAATAGTAATTCTTTGCCTGTTGTTGAGTACAAAGGCTCAAAAGAGATACAGGTCGGCATAGGAAGGTCATCAGAGCTATCTTTTGAGTTTTCTAAGTTTGCACCTAGGTTTGATAACTTTGTAATCCCAGCCTTCTATGATAAAGAGAATGAGCCAGTAGAGGACACATTTAAAAGTCCTAATGATGGTCTTGCAGAAAAAGTGCAAGAGATGGTCGATAAGAATGAATTATCAGATGACGATATTCCTTTTTAGATGGAACATATTGATTGGCAAAGAATAGCTCCTGATGTTGCAAAACAACTACTAGGAGAACCTACTAGCACCTCATCTAAGGAATTTAGATGGGGTCGCAAGGGGAGTATGTGTCTTAACCTCATAGATGGTACATTTTACGATCACGAAGCAGGAGTCGGTGGGGGAGTAATAGATTTAATAAAACATCTAAATCAAGATGTGAATACAGTTTTAAAACAGTTTGGTCATGACTTAGCATTACATTCAAATGACTCCTTAATCAGTGGCTTTGGTGATTCCCCTGTCGCTAAGCCTAAAGGTAATGCTAGGTCATTCTCTAGGGAGCAAATGGTTGACTTGTATAGACAAGCAATTGTTAAGTTAAAGTATGCTGATAATTTTATGGTTCTTAGGTTTCCTGAAGGTCATGCAATTAAACAGAAGTATGCTCCCTTTACTTTAGGTATTGATGGTACATGGTCTTTAAAACGCCCTGACAGTCCTCTTATGCCTATTTATTATACAAATGATTATCCTGATAATCCTATCGTTATTAATGAAGGAGAGAAGGCTTGTAGGGGTTGTGAGAGCATTGTTAAAGGCAAATTAGATTCATGCACTTGGCATGGTGGTGTTAACAGTTGGCAAAAGGCAAACTGGAAACCTATATTGCATAGAGAGGTTTGGATATTTCCTGACAATGATAAGGCTGGTAAAGATTGTGCTGATGAGATAGCAGAGCATTTAAGAAAGGAAGGATGCAGAAGAGTTAAGATAATACAACCACCAAAAGATTTTAAAGAGAAGGATGATTTATTTGATGCACACGAATCAGGTTATTTCGCATCATCTGATGATTTTATTAGCTTTGTTAATAATCAAAAGGAGAAGCTACCTAAAGGTGCTTTAAGGTTTGAGAGAGCTGACTTTGTATTATCCCAGGT